TTGGCCGGCGCGGCCGCCGGTGCTGCCATCGGTACGGCGGTCCCGATTATTGGCAACATCGTCGGCGGCTTGATTGGCGGATACCTCGGTTACATGGGCGGCGATGCGGCGGGAGGTTTTCTGGGCAAAAAACTGTTCGGCACCGACGAGTCGCTCAAGCGCGTGCCGGACGCCGGGCCATTGATGATGGCCAATGCCGGAAAAAGCCTGCCGCCGGTGATGGGCGACATTGCCAAGTCCTTCGAACCCAAGCCAGCCTCTGGTCCATTGGCTCCTGCTGCAATGGGCGATGTGGCCCGGTCGTTGGCGGCGCCCGCCAGTGCCCCGATTCCGCCGGCACTGCTGCCCGCACCAACGCCTGTCGCCAGAACTGAGGCGCCGAAGATGGAACAACGGGTCGAGATCTCGGCACCGCTGCATATCACCGTGCAGGGCGATGCCAAGGATCCGGCGCAGATGGCGCGGGAGCTGCAGCCCTTCATCGCGCAGCAAATGCAGCAGGCCACGCAGCAGCTGCAGAACCGCAAACTCTACGACGAGCCGCATGTGTAAGGAGGGCTCATGGCCTACATGGAACAACTGCAGTCAGGGCTCAAGCAACTGGCAGCGGCAGGGGAGACCGGTCGGCGTAGCCTGGACGGCATGATGGGACCGGTCAACGGCGCGATCAGCGAAATCAGCGGCGCCGCTTCGGAGCTGGAAGGCATTCCATTTGTCGGTCCGGCAATCGGAGAAAAGCTGCAGCGTGTGATGCGCGGGGTGAATGCCGCCCAGGCCAAGGTCGGTCAGGTGGTGGCCACCTACAACAAGGCTACGCGAGCTATGTCAGAGATCGATGAGCGCATGGGCCAACTGAAGGAACAGGCTGCCCGGGCGTCGACCGCGATCAACAAGATCGCCGGCAAGGTCAGCCCGTCGCTGGGGAACATCCTGCCCACCGGATCGCTGGCCGGGGACGCGACGCCGGTACCGGAAGCGGTGAAGCCGTTCCCGCACCTGCTGATTGTGCAGCCACTGGATCCCAAGGCGGTGCCGTATTACTTCAACCTGGATACCGCCGCCTTCGACGAGCTGCGGCGCTCGACCGAATACCGCTGGGCTTCGCAGGAACGCCTGACCCGGCGACCGGCGCAGCAAGCGGTGGGCATCGGTGAGGAAAAAATCACCCTTAAGGGCGCGATCTTTCCGGGCTTTAAGGGGGGCATCAAGCAACTGGACACTTTGCGCAGCCTGGGCGCTCAGCAGCTGCCGCTGACGCTGACCACCGGTTATGGCGACGTGCTCGGTACCTGGTGCCTGAAGAACGTCGATGAAGAACAGAACGCGCTGCTGCAGGGCGGTATCCCGCGCAAGCAGGCGTTTACACTGGAGTTCGTGCGTTATGGCGATGACTTGCAGAACGTCTGACGGGGATGTGCTCGATACCTTGTGTTACCACGCCTATGGGCATCTCAGCGGAACGGTCGAGGCCGTTCTCGATACCAATCAAGGATTGGCCGAGGAGCCGCAACCTTATCGCGCTGGAATCGTGATCCTCTTCCCAGATTTGCTCCAACCAACGGAGGAGGGGATAGCGCTGTGGGATTGATGAACTACAGTCACCGCGTAACGCCCGCTGCTCCTTTAGCTTCATCCCCTTCAAAGCCCGCCCTGCGCGGGTTTTTTTTGGACCAAATAATGACCCCAATCTTTCGCGTCGTGGCCGATGGCGCCGATATCACCCAGCGGATTAATGACCGCCTCCTGCAGCTGAAGACCACCGACAAGCCGGGTATGGAGTCCGACGAGTTCGAGCTGCGCATCGACGACCGCGACGGCGCAGTGGTGCTACCTCCACGCGGGGCAAGTATCGAGATTTACCTCGGCTATGCAGAAACCAAACTGACCCGCATCGGCCGTTACGTCGTTGACGAGATCGAACTATCTGGGCCGCCGGACACGTTGGTGATCACTGGCAAGGCCAGCGACATGCGCGGCAGTGGCAAGACCACTCGCAGCGGCAGCTGGGAAAACGTGCCGTTGTCGCGGATCGTCGCCGATGTCGCCGCTCGCAACGGCTGGCAGGCGGTCTGCCCAATTCAGACTAAGGTGCCGCGTGCGGATCAACTCAACGAGTCGGACTTCAATTTCATCACGCGCCTGGCCAAGCAATACGACTGCACAGCCAAGGTGGCCGACGGCAAGCTGCTGGTGATGCCGCGTCAGGGCGGAGAGAGCGCGTCGGGCAAGGCGCTCGGCGTGGTGACAATCCGCCGCCCAGACGTTAGCCGCTTCCAGTTCAGACTCGGTGACCGCAACACCCACAAAGCCGTGTCGACCAAGCATCAGGACAAGAAGACCGGCAAGCTCGCCGTGGTCACTCTCGACAATGATGAATCCCCGGACGGCCTGCCGCCGGTGCACACCGACCGGCACATCTACCCGAACAAGTCAGCCGCCGAAGCGGCAGCTCAGGCGCGTCTCACCGCGTTCAACCGCTCGACGGCCGGCGTTCGGCTGGAGATGGCAGGCCGCATCGACCTGTTTGCCGAACGATCAATCAACGCCCAAGGCTTCAAGGTCGGGCTCGACGGCGAATACCTGGTCGACTCGGTGGAGCAGGTGTTCACTCAGGCCGGCTGGAGCACGACGGTCGAGTGCAATGGCGGCAAGAAGGGCAAGGCGAAAGCCAAAGGCAAGAAAAAGCCGGCGAAGGATCTGAAGGTTGTTCAGATCAAACAGTAGTGCCGAAGACCTACAACCGAGGAGAACCCAATGTCACTGACAGAGCAACAGCTGCAACGCATCATGCCCAACGCCCGCCGCCAAGCGGGCGTTTTTGTTTCTGCGCTCAATGCGGCGATGGTCCGCCGGCAGATCAACACACCGCAACGGCAGGCGGCGTTTCTCGCCCAGGTCGGACACGAATCTGGCGAGCTGAATTACGTGCGCGAACTGGGCGGCGACCAGTACCTGAGCAAATACGACACCGGCAGTCTGGCCGTGCGGCTGGGCAACACGCCAGAGGCCGACGGCGATGGCCAGCGCTACCGTGGCCGGGGGCTGATCCAGATCACCGGCCACAACAACTACCTGCGCTGCAGCTTGGCACTGTTCGGCGACGAGCGTTTGTTGCGCACGCCGGAGCTGCTTGAGCTGCCGCAGTGGGCCGCCGAGTCGGCCGCTTGGTTCTGGTGGGTTCGCGGGCTGAATGCCCTGGCGGATCAGGGCGAGTTCGAGGAAATCACCCGCAAGATCAACGGCGGCCTGAACGGTCTGCAGGAGCGCCTGCAGTTGTGGGGGCGGGCGAGGGCGGTGTTATGCGCCTCGGCGAACTGATCCCGGAGCCATATGGGCTGTTTGGCAAAGTGGTGCTGCTGACCACTTTGGTTGGCGGATCCGCTGCCATCGCCTGGCAAGTGCAGGATTGGCGCTACGGCAAACAGCTCGCCGAGCAGGCTCGCCTCCACACCGAAACTCTCAATCAACTGGCCCTGGCCTCGGCCGCGCAGCAGCGTGCCGAACAAGATAGACGCCTTGCGCTCGAGCAGCGCCTGGCATCCAGTGAACAAACCCACTACCGAGCCTTGAGCGATGTCCAACGTGATCAAGATCGCCTGCGCGACCGCCTTGCCACTGCTGATCTGCGCCTGTCAGTCCTACTCGATGCTACCACCGGCTCCGGCAACGGATCGATGCCAACCTCCGCCACCACCGGCGGCATGGTTCATGGTTCCACAAGAGCCGAACTTGACCCAGCGCATGCTCAACGAATTATCGGCGTCACCGATGACGGCGACCGGGGGCTGATTGCCCTGGCAGCCTGTCAGGCATACGCCAAAGAAGTCTCAACACCGAAGTGAAAAAGAGCGGCTGATCTGGATGCGTCAACATCCAGATCAGCCGCCGTCCCTGCAGATTGTCCCTGCAAGTCCAGCCGAGGCTCTTGCTCCGTGCACAAAGCGCGGCGAGCCTAGCACCTGTTTATCCATACAGTAAAGGTCTTGCTTTTAATGTCCACACCTATCATCCCTTGGATGGGCGGCAAACGCCGCCTGGCCGACCGCCTCCTTCCGCTTTTTCCGCCACACGAATGTTACGTCGAAGTCTTTGCCGGCGGTGCCGCGCTGTACTTCATGAAGCCGCAACCATCACCCGTCGAAGTTCTCAACGACATCAACGGCGACCTGGTCACGCTCTACCGCGTCGTGCAGAACCACCTCGAAGAATTCGTGCGCCAGTTCAAATGGGCGCTCAGTTCGCGGCAAGTGTTCGAATGGCAGAAGATCACCCGCCCCGAAACTCTCACGGACATTCAGCGCGCCGCCCGATTCTTCTACCTGCAGCACCATGCCTTTGCCGGCAAGGTCTCCGGTCAGACGTTCGGCACGGCGACCACCGCACCGGCCATCAACCTGCTGCGTATCGAGGAAAACCTCTCGGCCGCGTGGCAGCGCCTGTCCGGTACCTACGTCGAAAACCTCCCTTGGCTTGAATGCGCAGAGCGTTATGACCGCGCTCATACCTTCCATTACATGGACCCGCCTTATTGGCAAACCGCCGGCTACGGCGTGGACTTTCCGTTCGAGAACTATGAACGGATGGCCGACTTCATGCGCCGCTGCAAAGGCAAGGTGATGGTCAGCATCAACGATCATCCTGATATCCGCCGTGTGTTCAAAGGCTTCCACTTTGAGACTCTGGACATCCGCTACACCACAGCCAATCAGCGGCAGGGGAAGGCCGAAGTCAGTGGCGAGCTGGTAATCATGAACTGGCAGCCGGTAGCGTTGGGTGGGTTGTTCTGACGGATGCTGGCTGTCATTTCTTTAGTTCCCGCCCTCCCGTTTATCCGATATTTCCTACAGAAATTGACCGAGTGCCGTTCTGAACGTTAACTGTATATTCGTACAGTATCGGAAGTCGTGCGTCATGAGCTTTTCAATCCTAGGCCCTATTGCTGTGGCCGGTCGGAAATTACCTCTTTGTCTTTTTCGGGTGCCGGCAGGTTTTCCTTCGCCTGCAGCGGATCACATCGAAACCCACATCTCGCTCGACGAAGTGCTCAATATTCGTGCCCCGCATGTTTACCTGGTGAAAATTGCCGGAGAGAGCATGCAGGGGGCAGGAATCTTTGACGGCGATTTGGCGGTAGTGGATCGTTCATTGGAGCCGGTGCATGGGCACATTGTTGTTGCGCTACTTAACAATGATCCACTTTGCAAACGGCTGTGCATCCGTGGAAAAGAGGTGATCCTTCTGTCCGAAAATCCCAAGTATCCACCGCGCTACGTGCTGGAAGGCGATGAGCTGGCGATCTGGGGCGTGATCATTGGCAGCGTGCGCAGTCATGTCTAGGCGGGTGTCGGTGTTCGGCTTGATCGATTGCAACAGCTTCTACGCCAGCTGCGAACGAGTGTTCCGTCCTGACCTGGCAAAGGTCCCCATCGTTGTCTTATCGAATAACGACGGCTGCGTCATCGCCCGCAGCTACGACGCCAAACCATACGTGAAAATGGGCGAGCCGTATTTCCAGATCAAACACAAGCTTAAGAAGCACGGCATCGTCCCGTTCTCCTCGAACTACGCGCTATACGGTGACATGAGTGAGCGCGTCATGACGCTGATTGAGTCCATGGTTCCCGCAGTGGAGGTCTACAGCATCGACGAAGCCTTTGTCGCACTCACCGGCATCAACGACCTGGACGGCCTCGGTCGAAGGATCCGTAGCCAGGCACTGCGTTGCACGGGTATTCCGGTCGGTGTCGGCATCGCGCACACCAAGACCTTGGCCAAGCTGGCCAACCATACGGCCAAACGCCTTCAGGCGCAGACGGGCGGTGTCGTCAATATTTGCGACCCAACTAAGCGTGACTGGGTGCTGCGCAACACAGATGTTTCAGAGGTGTGGGGTATAGGGCGTCGAATGAAAGCGCACCTGGATACGATGGGAATCAAGAGTGCGATGGATCTGGCAAAAGCTGATCCTTGGACGCTACGCAAAAACTTCAGTGTGGTGATCGAAAAGACGGCGCGAGAACTTGCCGGCACTCCCTGTCTGGAACTAGACGAGCCCGATCCTCCGAAGCAGGAGATCTGCTGCAGTCGAATGTTCGGCACCCGGCTGACGGAACTTGCACCGATCAAGGAGGCGGTGGCCACGTACATGATGCGCGCCTCGGAAAAGCTGAGGGCGCAAAAATCGCTGTGCAAAAAAGTGCGCGTGAGCATCCGCACCGGGATGTTCAATCCTGAGGAGGCGAAATACGCCAATGGTGTGGTGATCGATATGCCTTATCCCACAGACGATGTCCGGCTCCTAACCAAGGCCGCAGTTGCTGCGGTGGTTCGGGTATATCGCCCTGGTTTCAAGTACAGCAAGGCGGAGGTATTGCTGATGAGCCTGTGTCAGCCAGGCGAATACACGGATGATCTGTTTGCGGCTTCTCAACCAACCGAGTCTACCAAGGTGATGGCCGTACTGGATCAGATCAACGAACGGTGGGGAAGGGGGACGCTGCGAGCGGCGAGTGTCCCTAGTAGCCCAGCGTGGGCCATGCGACGTGAAATGATGAGTCAGAGCTACACGACTCGCTTGGACCAATTGTGGACGATCAACTGTAGGTAGTAAATCGTCCGCTATCGGCCAAGAGCGGACGTTTTTGAGTTGTCGGTACTAGGTTGATTTGACAATCCATTTGTACTGAATTTGATCCGCCCCTTATTGAGCGATACCACACTCAATCCCGTTCTTCGCCTCCCATGTGGCAAGCAGGAAAAGCGCAGTTGAGCCCGCCAGATTCACTGCCAGTTCTGCATGCCGTGGAGCAGCCTTCACCCCGCCTTTTCCTTTTCCGTGAGCATCGCTTAGACGATTCCGAAGCGCGCCTAACCCTTCTACAACTGCTGTACATCCTCCAAGGATTTGCTTGAACACGACCTCTTCATGCTGTGCCTTCGTCAGATTTAAAAGCGTAGCTGTTTGTTTGTAGAGCTTGTTCAGATCAGGAGTCGTCTCATGGTCGCTCGTTCCGGCTTCGTCAAGAATGTGTTTGCATACCGATTCTAGGAGCGTACGAGCCATGGTGATAGCTCCCTCGGGGTCAGTTGAGCGCCTTTCAAGTGCTTTTGTCCAAGCGATCCGAACGTGCTCAGCGTCAATACGGTCCAGCGTCTCCGAGACAACGATATCCGAAGGGTGCTCCCCACCCGATTCAGCAAAGTCGACGAGCGCCCTAAAATCATCCCAGATGAACTTCCTACGCTCTGCGTAGCTTGGGAATTTCGGCTGGATGAACCCCCAAAACTGATCTAAGTTCCTGTAACGACGCACCCACGCGGGCACCAGAGAGGCCACACGAGAGTCATCAAGAACGCTCTGCCGGTAAAGAGGGTAATCCCGCTCATCATCATCGTGTCCATTCCCGGTGGCACGATTGATGTAGATCGATTGCAAGCCTTCAACGTCATCAATGAGAGCCATGGCTTCCCTACCTTCGTTGCCTGTATACCAAACAGTTATACCAGCTCACGATTGCCTTTGAACCTCGCTCGTAACGGCATTTCTGCGCGGGCGCCTTCGGGGGCGGTGGTTTCGCACAATCTCAGATCCGCTACTCACCATATGGCCGAATGCGGCCGCCTTTCGGCCAGAAACGGACGTTCAGAAACGACTGATTCGGCCAGAAGCAGGCGTTCCAAGGCAAAACTACCTTTTAGCAATGGTGTAGCCTAACTCAACGGAATCCCCAATAAATATCTGTGACTTGGAGGAGCACTGCAGAGGGGTGGAGCCTAAGAATCCACCTCAGTTAGACAGCCTGAAGGAGTGTCAAATTGACATCAGCCTTTCGGATCGCCTAGTGTTAGAAAATTGCTTCTAATACATAGGGAAATGGTCATGATAACCGTAGATGAAATTTACGCCTGCCTCCAGGAAGAAGAGTCGCCTGTCCTAGAGTTTAAACGTGATTGGTATTGGACCAATGCTTCATCGCCAGTAGAAATTTCAAGGCAATGGGGTGAGTTCCTCAAAGACATAATTTCGCTTTGCAACTCTTACGTCGGATATTGCGGGATTGATCGATATCTGATAGTTGGATTTGGCGAAGCAGATAAAAAAGTATATCCCATAGATATATCCAGTATTAAAAAGCTTAGCGATCTAAAGCTTTTTAAAAAGGATTTATTAGCGCGACTGGAGAAAATAGTCAACACACCGCCACTTAACATCGAAATTGAAACAGTGCTGATAGATGGGCACACACTTCTAGCATTTAAAATCCCCAGCCCAACCTCTATTACCGAAATAAAAAATAATCTAGACACCAAAACTCTAACCGTGATGGCTGGAGTTGTTCTTGTTCGAAAGGGACAGGACAATGACTCTGTACGCGCAGCCTCAACAGAGGAAATAGCATTTCTAGTTTCTGATTTTTCGAAATTCAAAGATTCGCTCGACAAAAAGCCAAAGCCAGATCAAAAACGCGACAGAAGCATTAAGAGCACTGTTGAGCTGTATATAGATAAGAACAGAAGCCTGAGTATTGAGAAAGATTTTCCTGTGTCAAAAAGAGACTGGAGCGAAAATGTTCTTTTTGAACTTTACAGGCTGAACCAAAAATTTTCAAATCCAACTGTTTTCTTATACATACATGAAAATGCTGCGCAAAACAAAACATTCGAACATATCAAGCGCGAAAAGCTAACAAATACTAATGATACTTTAATTGTATTGACAGAGCGTCCAAGTGAACTAAAAGACCTTGGCAGAAGAAAAAGCAATTTGAAGGCGCGCTTTCAAACAGAGCATGTTTTTTTTATTGATGAATTCGGTTATAAAAATCTCTATTCCGAATACATGTTAGATTACCAACCTTATCGATTGGAGAACTACGTTGAGGGGGTTGCCGATATCGGCAGTGACGAAAAGAAAAAAGCACTTGACCAATTGAAGGATTGGTACGGCGCAGTGTCGAATCCATTGATGGTGATCAAGGGATATGGCGGGATTGGTAAAACCACCTTAGTAAAACAGTTTCTCGACCACGTGCACGATCATCATGATGACGTGGGTATTCTATTTATCGACTCAAATGAAATCGTTGACGAGCTGATAAAAATTGCCCGGTCGGATCATAATATTGACGATATTTATGATTTCTACCTGGCTCAAATGAAGAAAAAGGATTTTGATGGCAAAGGGTTTAGTAAAGAGCTTTTAAAACTTTCTGTAGATAACGGAAATTTGCTTATAGTTTTAGACGGTATAGACGAAGTTATTGCCAAACTTGGGACTGGATTCGACGTTTCTTCTTTTATTACTTCAATCTCAGAAAGCTATACGACGAATTTAGAAAAAACAAAGATCATCATAACTTGTCGAGATTATTTCTGGGATACCTTGGAGTATAAAACAAAGGTTGAAGAGATTACTCTTGAGCCGTTTAGTGAAGATCTTGCCGCCGTGTTTTTTCAGAAATATTTCGCTGGAGATCAGGCTAAAATCTCAAAAGCTTTGAAAATGGCTTCGGAATTCAGGCTGAGTAGCGACAAAAAAGATAGCGACTTAATTTACATCCCTTATGTGTTAGACATGATCGGATACTTAATTAAGCAGCATTCTGAGTTTGGTGGCCATAACAATGTAAAGGCCAAGGCGAGATTGCTCTCTCCGGCGATGTCCAATGATTTCTTAGTGCTTAGTGTTTGTGAGCGTGAAGTAACGAAGCTTGGCAACTTCAGCATAGATGATCAGGTGGGTTTTCTTATAAATCTAGCGATACAAGAAAGCGGTTACGTCACTGATTACAATATAAAAAATCTTTCTAATTGCGATATAGATGACCTAACCATTGAAAAGTTAAAAGCACACCCTCTTCTTAGGTACAGCCACGGAAAAATAAATTTTAGATATGACTTTTTCTATGAGTACTTCAAAGGGTTGTATATTTATAGCTATTATCTCGACTTAAATGTATCAAAGTTGGATGATAAGCTTATCGAGTTGATTGGTTCATATCTGCGCTATGGTAACCAACTGTGTAGCACTCTCAGTCGGAAGCTAGAATATAGCGACAGCCTTGTTTATTTTACAATGGAAACCGTTGAGCAACTTAATAAACTGGTTGATTTTGCAGAGCCGTCCGAGAAAAGCAAATACTTGTCAGCAATTTCTTCTTGTTTTGTTATGGCAATAACTTTGTTGATAGAGTCGGGTGACAAAAAATTCGATAGTTCTTCAGCTACAGATCTTCTCACTACAATTTTTGGCGACTCTGGTGGCGGCGAGATTTCTGGCGTTGCATTAATAAATATCTTAGCTGGAGATTCGAAGAAACTAACGTTCGATCTTAAGTCAAAAACCATAAGAAAATCACATTTTGAGCGCTATGATTTCTTTTGGGATTGTGCAATGGACGAAAATACACATTTCGTCACTTCAAATTTTTATCAGTTGGAACCTCGAAAGGGACTTCGTCCTGCAGTGATTCCTAGTTTTGAAGATTGCGACACTATAGATATTCAGCACGTCATTAACAAAAGAATAGAGGAAGAAAACGAGCAGAGTGAACGAATTACTGAGAGTTTAAAAAAGGTTTTTGAACTATTCAAGGAGCGCGGTAATTTTTACCCTCAAAAACAGCAGTACATAAAATCCAAGATCGTCACTAACAACTTGCTACCAACCCTTCTTAAGAATGGGGTAATTGAGGATTATACGGATGACAAAAAGCCGACTTTGCGGCAATATAGAGTAAGTAACGAATATCGAAACATACTTAAATTTATAGATCAGGGTACGCCATGCATTGAGCTGGATCGCGTGCTTAGTCTGTTTAAATAAGTTGGCTCATTGCTTTCTTTTTAGTTTCTGGGATCTCTATGAGTGATTTTAGACAATGTTTATCTGCTTTGAGACACTGTATGGGGTGAGAGATGGACGTTGAGGACATTGAGAAAGACTTTAAGGCTTTGGTCGAAGGTGAGGCCGACTTGTTGAATCTGGTTGTGAAGTTTCACTTCTCGATAGATAAGGTACTAGATAAAGCTCTTTTTGAGGCTTTGCCTATGTCTAACGCAATGGAGCTAAAAAGGGTTTCTTTTTTATTGAAATTTGATTTTCTGTCTGCCTTAAATGTTTTAAGTAGGGATGTGCGTAAATTTTTTGACTATTGTAATAGCATAAGGAATACGTTCGCGCATAATCCATATGCAACCTTCCAGGACAAGGATGTAGTTAAGGCAAAAAGCTTATTGCTTTCCCACCCGCGTCCGGTGGTTCCTAAGACTTTTCTGGGAGAGAAGGACAGCGTTGAAGTTTTGAAAACGCTTTTTAGTGTTTGCTTCTTGCAGGCTGTAGTAGCTTACGAGGCTTTATGTAGGCAGAAGGTTCTCAATCTTATCGCTAGTGAGATGACTATCGAAGCGGCCAACGGTGAAGGGAGGAAGTTTCAAGGAAAAATGTCAGTGAACGCAGAGTTTGAGCGCAGGTGTGTCGAGCGTTTAAGTGTACTTTATCCTGCAATAGAACCTGGAGACTTTTACAATGAGGCCGCGAGAAAATAAATTGTGCAGGCCTCCTTCAATCTTTTTTCACTCTTCGTTTCAAGGTTTAAATTTTGGCGAGTAGTATACCCACCGGTTAACTCCATGTGCTCCGCTACGCCTTCACCGCTGGTGGTAGATCCAGGGCAACCAATGGGGCATTCATGTGCACTCCCTGGAGTAGTGGATGGCTGCCGTGATACCAGTTAGAGATGATAGAACAACACGGTCCGGCGTGATTGCCAGGCGCGTAAGAAAAGGCCTCCGCACCGGGGCGAGGTGTGGGTGCCGATTGAACGTAGGGCGGAATGATTCACAGTCGGCTGGTCACTGTTTCCAATGGGTGACATCAATCGGCTTTAGGCCGAAAGAGGTAATCGACGGGTCATATTCGAGGTATTGGTTCAGCGAAAAGGTGTAGCTGCCAGATGGGATATTACGAACGCTTGCTGGCCACACTTCGTCGGTTGATACCGGAGAACCTGATGCGTCGTAAGCGGTAATTTTGATCTGCACACCGACCGCTTCGGCACAATTGTTTTCCAACGTGGCCACGCCCTGCATCACCATGCACGCGGCGGCATCGCACTTTTTCACAAACTGGGCTTTCATCGAGGTTATTTTGATGTCCGATACCGAACAGTCTGCATAGACCGAATGGGTGGCCACTAAAATGGCTAGCGCTACGACGTACTTCATGGGGGGAGATTCCATTGATTGAGCTCTGCATAGTGCCGATCTGCCATAGCCGAAACAAGGCAGCAACGCCGTGGTAGAGCAAGAACGAAGGCACACAAAAACACTTCGTTGTTTTTTGAGGACGATTGAACGAAAACACCATTACTCGTAATGCGGGCTCAGTTAATTTGTTCGCGATCGTTAGCCAGTTTCTTGGCCCACAGGGCGGCTGTTAACTCATCGAGAAAGCGTCAACGCCCTCCCGGTCGAAAATTCCCAACTCCTTCAGCTCCAGCATGCAGCCATGGAGCATACCTTGACGCCAAATCTGCGAGTCATGATTGTAGTCGTTGATAAGGTAGACCAGTTCTTCGCGCAGCTGCGCCAGACACCGGGCTTTCAGTGCTTCGGCAGGATCGATAGTCATAATGGGGGTTCCCTCGCGCTCGTTACTAGAAGCTATTCGCCTGCGTCTGGAGCGGAACGACTTTTCCTTTCCAGCTCATCGAGCCAGGCAATCACTTCGTTCATACTCTTATCCCGGTCCCACTCTCCGGGTAGAGGATCTTCAGCAGGTAGCCCTGCATGAGAACGAAGTTTTTTCACGATGGCAGATGCCTGCAGCCCGAGTAAGGCATACCCCCGTCTCCTTACCCAGAAAAATTCGGGGTGATCCGGCGGATCGCAATTGAAATCTTGGATGCCTCGAAGCTTTCCATGAAGCTGGTCTTGTTGATCGGGAATCCGAAGAATCAAATACATCAAATCTTTAGGTAGTAGCCGCCAATCAACATCAAGCTCCAGCGGCCGAAATACTGGGTCCGCGGTAGTGGTCTGGCAATAACCACTTTGGCCCGCTGGCTGCCCATGCCAGGTGCCATCGTCTTTGCAGCAGTCGAAGCATTCAGTGGCGAATCGATCCAAATGGGAAACTACAATAATTCCTAGATAGGTAGTGGCTTGGTTAATCGTCTTCCGCTTGATCCACCACTCTTTGATGAGGACAAATGCGTTGCCAAGCAAGACGCCGCTGATACCCGCCGCAGCCGAGATTATTGCTGAAACGTTCCCTGGATCCATTAATGCCTCTCCGTGAATTGAATGTGTAAGCGCTGATTGTAGGCGCTTCGATCAATAGCGCGCAGAGGCTGATTTTGTGACAGCAGCCACTCCAGTCCCGTATCAGCATGATGTGGGTATTTTTCTTACGCCAAACGACACAAATCCAAGATACTCTCGGAAAATCAATTGCTTGCGATTACCGCATGTGGCGGTGCAGGAGAGGTTCGAACTCCAACAAATTTTGCCAACATCATCTCTTCAAAATTCATCATTACTGTCCGCTTATGGCCGAAAGCTGCCGCTCACGGAATGCCGATTTTGGTCGATTGCTGCCTGCAAAGACGATATTAGGATTGCCGTATCCGCATAATCGCATCTGTGATCGCTTTTGCATTTGTGTCTAAGGTCTCCATAGCCATCACAGCGTTATCTGCAACCACTGCCGCGCCACTGGCTGCAAGCCAAATGGCAACCTCCTCGATTGCCGCCGCCAGTGCATGCTGGTTGTGCAGGAGCAACGTCAGGGCGTCAGCAGTGGCGATATTAGAAGCTGAGTTATTTGGCATGCGATCCATCCTGGAAATGAGGTGTTCGCGAAGCCTAGCTCATGCGGCCGCACCAGAGAGGCTTAGATACCGCATGCTTAAAAATTGCTACAACGCGCAGATGATTTGAGACTTCAGCCAATCAGTTGGGGGGGAGGCTGGCTACTGCATCCAATCCATCATCGGCGCGACGGAGAAACGGCGGGAGAGTGGGGCGGGTGTGGCGGTGATTGGGGGCATTGGGGGTACGGAATCGGTGTGGCTGGGAGGTGGGGGAGTTTATCAGGATTGCAGAATCCGCGGCTCTCTCGGGATAGGTTTGTGCGGCCTATTGCTGTGTTCTGAGGGGGCCGTTTGGCTGTGCTGTAGGTGAGTGAGGGAGCTATGCATTTTTTTCGGTTCTCCACTGCCCAGGTAAGTCCTTCAGTAGGTGGAGGCTCTGCTCATACAGGGCTCCGACGAATGTCGAAGAAAAAGCGGTGACCTCCGATCTTATCGATCTTGATTGTTATCGTTCGGCTTGGGCATAGTGCTACTACGCGCGGAGCTTTGGGCGACCCGTTACGCCCCAATCTGGTCAAGCTGGGAGCTGGCTATGAATGAATACGTAGAACAATTAGATACTAAACACGTAGACCAGGCAGACAATGAGGAAGGTGCAGCGAGCTGGGGAGTTGTGGTGGTTGCTGCTTGTGCCGCCCGCTTTATAAAGAAAACTCTAGGTGGTCACACATTCTACGATAGTGTTAGAGGAAAAGACTGGGACCTTGATTCGGATGTCTGCCTGAAATTTGTAGAGCTAATTGGTAAAAAGTTCGCGCGAGGCGGCAGAATCTATGGCTATGTCGACCCAAGAATGATCACCGCAGCAGAAAATTTTGCCAATTATTCAACTAGCAAAGATTTTGCTGTTCTTGTCGACGGTGTTATGGAACGGATCTGCCACGAAGCCAATGATCCCAGTCGTAGTTCCATCAGTACTGGCTATGTGGTTTTTGCTCACTACAGAGATGCTCAGGCGCGTGATCAAGTATTAGTTGTCATGCTTGGTAAAAAAGGCGGGTATGATTTTGATGATAATGATCAGATGACCCCCAAAGATACAGAGAGCCTTAATCTTCAAGATTTCCGACAAGCTGCATGCATGGATCTGACTGGTTTTGACTTAGGATATCCTGAAAATAAGGAGGATTCGTATCTATGCTTCATTAAGGGTAAGTCTAAAAGTGAATTTTTCAACGCTGCTCTTGGTTGCTCTGATTCGGTCCCAGGGAAAGTGTGCGTTGATAACCTAAAAGAGGCTCTGTCAGCTTATTTCACAGAGGCGGGAGATGGGCTGTCTGCCACTGATAGACGAAAGATTTTCGGCAAGGTTGTATCTTATATTGAGAGCAAAGCCGGTGAGCGAGTACACCTTTCCGAAGTTCAGAATGTCATTAATAAGTGCTTGCCGGAGAATTCAGATCAGAATGGGAAGTTTCAAAAATTCTTAAGCGAAAACTCTGATCGGTTCAAGGTGAGTGAGGAGTTTCAGCCGTCTCATGTTGCGGCAAAAAATATGGGCTTTGTTGATGTTAAGCTTTCATCTGGCGACTTTGATGGAAAAGTGAAACTTGAGGCCATTTCAGTGGGGGAGAAGGGAGCAGATCTCTCAGTGGACAAGGATTTTGCTTATTTGACGATCAAGCTGCCGCCTGAGGTTTCCATGAAGCTGAAGGGTATAAGATTGGAGTAAGGAGCCGGGTATGATGGACCATATTGTTGTAGACGGCGAAGAAATTGTTTTAACTGCATGCTATGCAGATCTACCCGCAGCTTACAGTTTTCTGGCTAGTCTTGGATGTGAGTCTCCGGAGCAGCTTGAGAGGGTAGGTGACCAAATTTACTTATCAAGCAGTACCCAGGTGTGGCGGAAACGCTTTATCCCTTTTTTTTCAAGCGCTGAGAATCTTTGGTTCGCTTTGCGTAATATGGAGGATGAACCGGAGCACTATTTCATTATAGGTGCAGATGACGCGGTGCTTGCTGATCTAAAAAGGAGATTTAAGTTTTATTTCTCGCTCAGGTCAATGCTAAAAGAGCTTTGTCATCATGAGGGTGACGACCTTCAGCCTATGAAGTATGTTTTCTTCACCAGCAAAGAGTCGCATCTCAAGAAGCTTGAGGTCATGTATGCAATGGACCTTAATGCTTTTATGGCGTTCGAGCTTTCGGATGGCGATATTCTAAACGCCAATGCCCTCATGGCTGCTGTTAAGCAAGTTGACGATGTGCATTGCGATGAGCGGAAGCATGTAATGCGTGAGGCTCTTGTCGAGTTTTTTAAAGAAGAAGACGGGCGTGCTTTGCAGCCCCTTATGTCTAATATTGGCAAGTTCTATGGGGCATATAATGAGAGATATAAGGTTTACGTCAGTAAGTTTTCAGTCAATAAGATTTTGAGCGAAATTGAGAATGAGCGTATTGGGTTTCTCTGCAAAATCCAAGACGCGATTATGTCCCAGCAAACGAAAGCCTTTGCTGTCCCTGGCGGGCTTGTTGCGGTAGGCGCAGTTCTTAGATTTTCAAAGGGTTTTTGGGACTTTGCCATAATTTTTATTGGCTTGACGCTCACCACTTGGATGATTACTTCGCTTAATAAAACTGTGATAAATCACATAGAGTTGCTCGGCGATGAGTTCAAAAAATCAATATCAAAGTACGATGATATTATTGTTGGTGTTGAGAATGTCAAGGCTGAGATCGAAGTGTCAAGAGCTAGGCTGAATACTTCATCTGCCCATGCTCGGTCCAGGTTGGTGGGTCTAACAAGAATCTCATGGCTTATACTGATTGTAGTGACGATTATGTTGATTAGTCGCTCTGGTTTTTACAGCGGTGAGGCGGTCAAGGCAATATTGGAGCGGTTTCTCGACTGGCTTAAAGCTAACTGGGAGACTGCTATGGAGACCACGGTCTCTCTTTTTATGTGATTCAGAATAATCTTGTAAGGTAAATATTAATTTTTAGTGGCTCATCGGTCAGATGCTAGCCTAGCAAAAAAAGGTTGCTTACTTCATGTCTAAACAAGCTGATTACAGACCTAGGAAGTGTTATATCTCTGCTCCTTTCGGATTGGATCTGGGGAACCTTCCAGAGCTGTTGGCAGAACGGAATTTGTTATGGGAGTGGGCGAAGGATGAATTCCTTGAAAACGAGAGTGCTAGTGAAAGAATTGCCGCATCTGATCTTGTGTTAATTGTTTTAAACGGCACCAAGGCAGATTACCGGGGTGCTTTCGAATCCGGATTGGCGGTCGGTCTCGGTAAGCCGGTATTGTTGATTCAGACCAAAGCGCGAATGCTTCCTCTTGATTACAGCCTTTTTGCCGTTATCAAAACCAGTTTACAAGATAGAGAAGCTCTAAAATTTCATTTGGATCTGTTTCTCGCATCGCCATCTCCACCGGCTATCAGCGCGAAGACTAAACGTGTCAAAAATTTAGTGCCATCACCTCCGAGTAAGGCACGTCAGCCAATGAAAACCTTTGATTCTGCTCTGGAACAAAGGGTATTCGAGGCAGTGAATATGGCAGGCGGCAGTGCAATATCACAACCTCCGCCGTCTCCAGGGATGAAGTATCGACCTGATCTCCTGGCATGGCTTGGACATCTAGAGCCGGAATTGCTAGATCCTGTCGCGATTGAAGTGAAAGGTGTTGTTGATACAGCTGAAGCCGCCCAGCTTGAGCAGAAGCTTGGAACGTTTATAGAGTCAGCACGCCTAAAAATGGCTTTGGTAATCACTAGTTTCCCTCAGCCGCATCGAGACTACCTCTTACCAAACGTTATTTGGATAGATGTTGAAGCTTTTGAGTTGTTGGCGGCTTCTGGGCAGCTTGGTATGTATATCAGAAATACGCGAAATCGTATTGCGCATGGGGTTCGATAATGGCTGCTATTGATCATGTCAATATTGCAGCTAAGCTTGCTGCTGGTGATGTAGGTAATACGGCGGTGAAGGGCGCGGCTCTTGAAGAAGTAGTTGCAGAAACGCTCTGTCAGCTTGAGGGTGTTGGATTAATTAAGCGCAATATCATGGATAATGCGGAGTCTCTTGAGATTGATATACTTCTCTATAATCATCGTCAGAGAAATGGATTACCCTTTCTCCCGAATCATTTAGTCATCGAGTGCAAAAATTGGCAAGCGCCAGTGAATTCGGCAACCTTAACCGTGTTTACCGGAAAGCTTCGTAAGTTTCGGGTCGATTTTGGTATTTTGGTTGCCGCAAGTGGGATAACGGGGGATCCGCATGATCGGACGGCAGCTCACGCTCATCTTCGGAGTGTCTATGATCGTGATGGATTGGCTGTGATAGTAATCACCCGAGCGGAAATCGAAGCTTTACGCGATACTGATGAGTTAGGTGCATTAATTCGTGAAAAGTACGGTGATTGTATCATGGGGGCTGACCAATTTTAGCTAGTGTGGGTGGCGTTTCGGTTGAACAATCTTGTCCGTTTTTCTATGTTGTACAACTCCCATGTGCGTACTCGGAGCGCTGAAAACGCAGATATAAATGCAAAGTGTGAGATGCGATTAAAGTAATATAAATTTCCAGATCGGAAAATTATACGTAGCTTTTTATCTGCCTGTAGCTAAGTTTTTGGAAATGTTATGGGCATGTCAAAGGTTGCGAGTGCACTAAAGCTGCCAAAGAAAGCATATTTTATGGGCAGTGTCATCTTAGGAATACTTCTATTTTCAGCGGACGAGTTTTTAGAAAAACTTTCGTTGTTTGACTTCAAGGGGGGTACACTATTTGGATTGGAATTTCTTTATTTTTGTTAGTGGGTATGGTAACTATCGAAGTGTTTGTATTTGTTATTAGCCAATATAAAGGGCGCCTTCAAAAAAGAAGATGCCGCTAATGGTTTTCAGGCTGAGCGTGCGGCCGAAGATCGTACTGCAAAGTTAATTGCTAACAAAAAAGTGTCATTCGAAGTATCATTTGGGACAGATTTAATTGTTTTAAGTGGTAAATAAATCCGTGCCAATTTTTTAGAGTAAGAGGGTTACCTGCGCGATCAATGTGTGCGGAATGTATTCCATACGGCGGTATCAAAGTGCATGGCTGCCAAGACCTCAAACAGGTATAGCTCCAAATCGTTACCGATTTCAATGAATGCAACCGTCATCTCCCGAAGTCGGCTTTGGGCAGACAAGAAAACCTCACGAAATTCGTCATCCTTCATTGCTTGGTCTCGCTTCATTTCATGCGGAAAATCCTCACTCGCCATCCTGTAGACCAAGCTAGCAGTGAAGTGCGACTGAAAGTTCAAATGCTGGACCAGCCGTTTAACGACACCTCGCGAGATACCTACGTATATAGGCTTATCTGCATTTATGAAGACATAGCAGCCTGAAAAGTCTGTTGTTCTACCAGCTCGTGCGAGAGCCTCCCTGGTCGGACTCTTAAATCCGACGAACTTCTGCGCCGGTATCGGATGATCGAGTGCCTCGATGAGTCGAGTCAAATGGCTGGGAAGTACCTTTTCAGTAAGTTCGTCGAAAGTATGTGAACATTTATCAATTGGCATACATAATCCTGTAAAAGCAGAAATGACCGAAAGGTAATAGATTTGTTTTTATGAATTTTTAGTCCTGAAGTGGGTTTGCACCTGTTTCACCAAAACTCACGATACATCGCATCGGGCTTTTTTTGTATTTTAAAGTCACGAACAGTTTTAAAGGTGTGGGTTCGGACGATGCCATCCAAAAAATGTCTATGGATACTTTCATTTTTAGCGTGGCGCAGGTATCTGTTTGGGGCTGTTTTGTCGATTCATATTTTAAATATTTTTCAGAATCTCTTTCCAAATGTACCTATAGCTGTAACGCAACCAACTTACCTTCAGTTTATCAAAAGCTCGACGCACCTTGCTTTTTTGGCGCGCTCGCAGTTCTTGTTTTATTTCATCTAAAAGCCACTCATCCTTAAACCCCGTCCAGATCGGCGGTACGGGCGTCTCTAGGTTGCCGAAGCAAACGGGTGCGACTTCTGAGTACAGGATGTTTTCGACAAGCTTCAGATCATAATGTCGAATGCGCTCCGCGATGTAGGCATAGTCGACTTCGTTGTCAACAAAGGCCTCAGCCAATGCTATCTGGATTTTGGCTTTATCTTCCGGAGTTAAAATACTTCCCAATGGGAAAGCTCCTCTAATTCTTCGTCAAAAGTATCTGCAGCTACGCTTCCGGCGATGCCGCCTGCCATGCTACCTATTAAAACCACAGCTACTGCGCATGCTGGTGCTGCTGGGCCGCAAATCGCGCTAACACCTAGGCCCGCAAGGAAGCCGCCGGCGGCTCCCGCGCCAAGGATTGTTGCTTGTCGCGCGCTTTCTTTTACTTTGTTGTCAGCGTTCAGAATCTCGTAGGTAGCAAGGGCGGCTGTCATGATGATCCCAACCTTGCCCATGACGGTCATGATTTTTGTACCGGCTGTAAACTTGGCGTTGTCTCGGCCCGATCCCTCGAGGGCTTTATAAAGAATTTCTTTTTGCTGAGTCTTTGAAAGTTGGTTGTAATTTTTGTTGAAGCCGGTTCGAGATTTTTCATCAAGAATATCTGCGTGCGTTTTTCCGCCTTTTTTCTTTTTCTCGGCAACGGCAACGCCCTGGGCGGAGGTGAACTTACGATGTTCAAACATTATTTTGTTGCGCATTTCGTTGCTGAATTTTGTACCGTCTTCAACGGTGATATTGCCAGCTCTAACGTCTGCCAATACCTGTTGCGCCATTCGTTTGATATTGCGCTGGTAGCTGGCGCGGACGCGTTCGTCTTTGATCGCGTCGATCGAAAAGCGTGTGGCAGCGCCTTCCATGCCCGCGATTGCCATTTCGAGTGGAGACTGGCTTAGGGTTGCTCACTCTTGACAACATAAGAGCCGGTTACGAGGTACGGTTCGGTCATGAGAAGTTCTTATCCCAAGATATCTTTAAGCAGTGCATCAATGCTTGATGTCGTGCAGGTGTTTTCGTGCTCTGCGAATGCGAGCGTATGGCACATTTTGCCGGTTGGGTTGGCAAATCGGACTGTGTTATTCGAGTCGAAGGATCCAGTCATTGATGACCCGTCATCAAAGTGCGCGGTGCATGTGAATCCTTGATAGCTCTCAGAAGCTGGGATCTTAAAGGCGATCCAGTTCCCATGAATAATCATCGGCGTCGGTGGCGTAAACGGCGCAGGCGTATGTGAGTCACCAATAATCACCGTTCCCGATCCTCCGATCACGACGTCTCCATGTGATCCGACTGTGCCAACCAGCGCGGCGTTTTTGCCGTTGATGAATACGGTGCTGGACACGGCAGAGGCGAGTGCGCTGCCGCAGGTACAGGTGTCGTCTTTTCGGGCGGCGGCAAGTCCGTCGAAGAATACGTCTGGGGATCCGGAGGCAATGGCTTTTGGGC